GCAATTAAATTCTGTGCTGATAAAATATTTTCATCTGCCGCAGTTAGATAAGCAACTCTTAATGATTTTTTTCCACTTGAGTAGTGTATCCCTCTTGAGGGTAGTTCCACAACGTCATACGCAATGGTTGGGTCGACTCTAAATTCTTCCATAAATGTTTTTGTTATAACTATATAAGTTTACGTAATTTATATAAAAAAGTAAAGGTCTTCCTTTTGAGAAGACCTTCGCTTTGACAGATTTTTTTTATTTTAGTATACTTGAATACATCTATCCATTCTCAATGAACAAGTGATAGTTGCGATATCATCTCTTGAATAATCAAGTTCATTGAAGTTCAAATCGGTAATGAAAGTACCTTGAAGAATCCATTTTTCAACCACAACACCCGTTGGGTCTAACATTTCTAATTCAATATCTTTCTTATAACCCGCTGCATAACCCATACGACCTGTTACTGATTCAGCATGTAAACGGAACCACTCCATCAATGCTTGTGACGCTGAAGGACCAATTGGGTCTTTAAAGGTTACCCTTAATTCATTCCATTCAAATCTACCAGCCACATATGTTGATGTGTTGATGAAAGGAATAGCAACTGAGTTAATTTTAGCACTTGGTCTAGCTGCTGATGAAACATACCATTCGTTGATACCCAATGATGAAGGGAAACGAAGGATAAATCTGTTTACTCTTTTCGGTTCGTATGGAACCGGCATTTTCATTAATAAATCTGCCATGTCTATGTTTTTTTAATTTTTTAAGTTTATCTTACTTTCTTATAAATATGTTATTATCTAAAAAATATAATTTGTTTACCTCACCCCTTGTTAATGTCAAATTTATTTCGTATTTTTTCCATACTAGTATTAATACTAGAACCAGAAATAAAACTAGATAAAAGATAACTAGAACTAGATACTAGAATATTCTGGTATAATACTGGGTGGTTTATCAAAGTATATTTTTTATAAATTTTGGTTCCATGTGAAACATATAAAAGGGGAAGCGGTTAAACTTCCCCTTTTTCATTTAGATATTATCAAATGATGCTCCTGTTGGGGTAATTATGAACTCAACGTCAATGAATTCAAGTGAACGAGTAGGTTTGATGTAAATCTTACCTCTAAGAGTGTTTGCATCGATGTCCTCAGGGTCATTTGATACAGTTACACGGAATTCGTATAAACCTCTTTCTCTCTTAATTGCTTCAAGAATTGGGTTAACCAATCTCAAGAATTCATTTCTTACTTGTTCATCGTTTTGTTCGAACAACAATCTAACCGCAACTGCTGAAATTAACTTTCTTGCTCTTAACAACAATCTTCTTACGTTAATTCTGTCCAACGCAGATTCTCTAACTTGAAGGGTTTTGTTACCCCAAATGATAGTACCAGTATCTGAGAAGGTTGCGATTGGGTTAATTCTGTTTTTATATAATTCATCTCTTTCGTCAAGTGTCAATTTCTTAGTTGCTTTGATAGCTTTTACTAAACCTCTTGAGTAACCTGCTACTGCGAACCATGGGAATGACACATTGTCGGTAAGCGCGATGTTTCTAACTACTTCACCTGTTGGTGGGATGTATAATTGGGTCGCATTGTCTTGGTCTCTAACCTGAATCCATGGCCAGTAGGTTGCCGAATAGTTAGTATCAAGAGCAACTCCATCCAACGCATCTACAACTTCCTCAACTGTTGGGAAATTAGGTGGAGCAATGATGTAAAGTGAATCCGCTCTATCATTTTCCATAATATCAATCGCTTGTGATGTCAATGAACTATGGTCGTAGAAGTTAATACCCGGAGTTGCGAAGATGTTGATATCCACCGCTTCAGGGTTAGCGAATGTGTTAATACCATGTAAGTATGCGTAGTAATCTGAGTTTCCAACAGTTGTACTAAACACACCACCATTTGAAGTGTTACCACTTACATATGTTGGTTTTCCGAAGATATAAGCGTCCCCGAATGTTTTTACCTCTCTGTAGATATCCCAACCATCATAACCACCGCATACACCGAAGGTGAATTTACGGAAGTTGATGTTTGTTAATACGTTATCTACTCCTGACTGTCCTTCTAAGTCATAAGGAGTTGTGATAAATGTGGTACCTGTGATTGTGGAAGCGTTAGTTGATAAGTGGAAACCACTAGTTGAACCCGCCGCCGCAGTTCCTTTATATTTGAATAGGTCCTTATCGAATCCAACTTGTGAAGAAAGACCAAATGTGATTTTTCTTACTTTATCACCAGATGAAAGTTTTTGTGTACCGTCAATTTCATAACCAATAACATCACCAGCATCGTAGAATTCTGTTTTATACATCACAGAACCCAAAGTTGAACCTGAGAATGATGTATTTGCTGTAAATCCTTTGAAACCTGCAGGGAACGCATCCACCGGATGGTTACTTGCCATATTCAACATAATGTATTTTGAACGTAATTCATATTCACCGTCAGATGTACCAACTTTTCTTGCCACATAACCTGGTAGGTCAGGGTTCATTGAACATCTTGTGAATTTCTCGATAACAACCATGTTATCATCAGAATCGTTAAAATCACGAACAATCATATCAAACTCACCTGTTTCTAAGTTGATGTTGATGATTGATACTTTAACTTGTTCGTTTGCTGCGTTACCGTCAGAAATTGTAATAACTTCAAATAGGTCAGATACTTCACCACCACGAACTTCAGATACAACTGTTGGTGACATTGGGGTATCCCACTGTCCAACGAAATTGTTTCCTTCTGCTACGAATACCTCTGTTAAACTTAAACCCCTTACAAAACCTTGTTCGAAAGCCGCTTTTAAGTAACTTGGGTATGTTTCGTAAACATAAACAGGAACTTCTGATTTTGGTTTATCAAATACATCGGTACCTAAAACCTTAGTAATATACTTTGATGAAGATGTGTCCATTGAACAAGTAAATGTTTTCACACCACTTGTTGCCCCTGTTACAGTAATTGTAAATTCAGAGAAAGGATTGTATTGTAAATCGGCTCCCGTTACATTAAAGTGAGTGTTTCCTGTTACCTCCAAGTTCAATGTTTGTCCTGAATAAGAACCTCTTGAACGGAAAGCAGCAACAACGTGGTTGTTGTAATCACTCAATAATGTTGAATCATAAACGAATTCTGTTACATTAAATGTACCTGTACCGCCCGATGTATATTCAAATAGATATGAATAAACTTCAGTTCCTGCGGTATTACAGAATTGGTTGTACCATTCTTTACCGTTTGGATTGTCGGCGTTATTTAAACCTGTTAAAGGAGAAATTTCTTCTAATATTGCGGATAAACCTGAAGTTGCTGAAGATGGTACCTCACCAATTACGAACCATTGTCCGTCATCTGCGGAAGTGTTACCACTGAAGATTGAGAATAGGTAATCACCCATTGACTGACCATCATATGCAGTTACCCCTGACATATTTGCGAAGAATGTACTACCTGAAACACTTACTGCCGCAGATGGGTCACAAGTTCCCGTGGTGGAACCACTAAGAGAACCTAAAGTAACACCCCCAAGGGTTTTAATTGCGAATGTTTTAACAGGTTTGTAACCTGTAAGACCAAGAATTCTGGTCACGAAAAGTTGATTTGATTCCTCAAGGTATGCTTTAGCAACATAAGGTAACTCGAATTTAGGGTTACCGTTTCCATCTTTTACTGGTGATGAACCTCCGAAGTAAAGTTTGAACTCATCGTAATCGGTTACTAGAATTGGTTCGAATGCTGGACCTTTAAGGGTCTCACCAACCAATCCAAGAGTTGTAACACCAACACTTTGTGCCACGAATGTTAAATCTTTTTCTGATGTGTAGACACCCGGAGATACAAATACTCTATTTGAATTTGCCATTTTTAATAGTTTGGTTAATTTATTTTATTTGTTATTCTATAAATATCTTTGTTTTTAGCAAAGATTTCGTGACTTTTTTGAAAAAGGATAATAAAAAATCCTTTTTTATCTTTATTTATCTTTATGGAAAAAGAGAATCTTAAAAACATCAAAGTCAGTGAAAAACATCATCAGATGTTAAAGGAATATTGCGATAAAAATGGTTTGAAAATATACAAGGTTGTCCAAAAATGGATTGATGATACTTGTAAACCAAAAAAGAAGGATATCTACGGTGAAAATTAACTCAGATAAACCACACTAACTTTAGAACCCACAACAGGAGTTCCGAGTAGTTTTACCTTATAAGTTCCCGAAACTTCAAATCCCGCACCCTCGTCTTCCACGAGACCATTAATATCCAAACTAATTACACTATCGATTGCACTTGACGTGGTAAATTCTAAACCACTACCATCATAAGTAAAAGTATCGTAAACGACATTTAGTGGTCGACCAAAAGTATCGACAAACGTATCATTTCTACCCTTGTAATATGTTATAGTAACTACTGACCCCTCGGGTGGTGCTTCCACAAAGGTAATTTTTGATGTTTGGGCAACGTGAAAATAATCCTCATCTCTAACTTGGATAAGACCGTTAATTGCTACGGTGAATAATACATTTATTGTTTCACCAACGCTAAACTGAGTTTGTATACCATCCGCAGGGAATGAAGCAATAGTAACCTCAATAGTTTTTACCACGTATTTTTTGGTAAAATTGTTACTCTTAATGAATTCATTTAAAAGAAACATTCTACTAACTGCCGGTTTTACCTCAAACTCCTCATCGTCAATTAAGAAACCTAACATTGTGAAAGTATAGTTCTGAATATAGAATCTACGACCTTCTAATGTATCCATCGGGGTATTATCCTCGATTCTATCCAATACAATTGGGATATAATGACCTTTAACACTCGTGTATGATTGACGAGATGAAAACTTTTGAAGTACAATTCTATTAAAACGGTTAACGTCCCTAAGTTTGGTACATACAATCGTCACATCATATGTTAAATCGATTGCCACGGGTTGTGGTATCTTGTATATGTCTGCTCCCATTTGAGTTCCGTTCCATGTTGGAACCGATGCGTAGAAGAAATCTCTTCTATCGGGGATTGTTCTTTGAATTGATGGGTTTGTGCCAGGTTGAACATCGGGTTTTCTAATAACCGCCATGAATGGTAGTTTCATATTACCATCTTCATCGGCAAATGTCCAATTGTTTGTCATCTCACCCCATCTTTGAATCGTTAAAATTCTCGGTATGATTGGAATTTGGTCACCATCAGAAACTATTTTGAAGTTTTCTTTAACATAATCAAGCATACCTAAGTCAAGGTCCTCATGTAAAATCGAATCAGGTAAAAAGGTATCTGACTTGGTTATTCTCTCCAATAACTCTTTTCTTCTGCCGACAATATCGGGTCCGTTCATATCGGATTTAACTCCGTAAACTTGGATGTTATTTTTTCTTTTAGGTATTCCCATGATTATATTCCTCTAAATTCAGATTCTTGCGCCGGTGTACAAAGTATCGTCCTGTAATATGGTTTGAAACCAAACATATTATGTTTATTGTCTGAAGTTACTTTACCATCGTTTGTTACGGTATAGTATCTTATTCTATCTTCAGATTCAGGGTAACCTATATAATCACCGTATCTAATATCTATTTTTAATTCTTCTAAATGTCGTATGTATACAGAAATCGACATATTTCCTGGCTCCAAATATCTACCCAAACCACCCTTATATGTGGTGTTTTTTGGTTCATCAATCTTTACCAATCCATTAAATTCTACCGGTGGTAAAAACTTAATTTGGTCTTTACCAACTTCAGCATAAACTTCATCGGTATCTGTTTTCTGTCTATCAACTCTAAACAACACCAATTTCATGTTTATGTCCCCATGTAGGTATTCCTGTCCGATTTGTTGATTCAAATCAAAATCGGTTTCGGAGAAGAATTTACTGATTCTTGTTATGGGTAACTTATGCTTCATACTCAATAAATAGTTTAATTATTCATTCTATTTTATTATATTTAGTTTATATGCAGAATAAAATACCCGAAATAGAGGCGAGGGATATACTGTTAATTTACGAAGGATTCAATAACCAAATGTTAGATTGGAAATTGAAGTTCTCTACTGTGAAGAATTTTCAACTTACTCGCCCACAATCAGAATACGTCCTGAAATATCATGAGACGGTACCTCGGGTTGCTCGAAAGTATATCAGTATCGCCAAGAATTTTGGCGAAAAAATAATGGATGAGAAAAAACTCACATCTGCTCCTGAAAAGATTTGGTGTGAAAAATTACTATGTGAAAGTGATAAAGCGTATCATATTTGGGGTAAGGTAGTTGACTCAGAAAAAAATTATGCGTTTTGGTTACCCAAATCATCCATCATCCAAGAAGAAAAAAAGTTAAATCGAGAAGTCGATTATTCACCATACTCTCATCGAGCACCGATGCCACATCAAAAAGAAGCAATTGAAAAACTATTAGCAAACGATAGATTTATTCTTGCTGATGATATGGGTCTTGGTAAGACGACTTCGGCAATTATTGCATCATTAGAAAGTGGTGCGAAAAAGGTTTTAATTATTTGTCCGGCTTCTTTGAAGATTAACTGGTCAAGAGAAATTGAAAACTATTCTAAAAAGAGAACATTAATTGTTGAGGGTAGGAAATGGGGTTCAACCTATGATTACTATATTATCAATTATGATATTATAAAAAACTATCACACAACTGAAAAATCTGAAGATAGTGAAGCGTATAAATTAATAATGAATGAAGGATTCGATTTGGTTATTATCGATGAAGCACATTACATTTCAAATCCGACCGCTCAGAGAACCAAATTAATTAATGACATTGTTAGACAAATCCCAAAGGTTTGGTTATTGACAGGTACACCGATGACCTCAAGACCAATCAATTATTATAACTTATTAAAAATTGTTAATTCACCAATCGCATTGAATTGGCAAGGTTATGTTAGAAGATATTGTGCAGGATATCAATTCAATGTGGGAGGAAAAAAGATATGGAATACCGGTGGCGCAAGTAATTTGGATGAACTAAGAGATAGGACAAAGAACTTAGTTCTAAGAAGAATGAAAACTGATATTCTTGATTTACCTGAGAAGATTATTACCCCCGTTTTCTTGGATATGAAGAGTACATTCTATGATGAGGAATTAGAAGACTTCATGAGGATTTCTAAAGACAATCAAAAGAATGAATCAATCACAGTTACACTTAATCGTCTGATGAAAATTAGACAGGTTATTGCATATGAAAAGGTACCATATACATGTGAATTAATCGATAAGTTTATTGAACAGGGTAAGAAGGTAATCGTCTTTACAAACTTCACAATGAGTCTTGATATGATACATGAGAAGTACAAGAAAAACTCTGTTACTCTCGATGGTAGAATGTCAAAAGAAAAAAGACAAGATAGTGTTGATAGATTTCAAAATGAAGATAAAATAAAAGTGTTCATATCAAACATTAAAGCCGGCGGTGTGGGTATTACTCTAACTGCGGCGGAAACTGTTATTATGAATGACCTTTCATTTGTTCCTTCTGACCATTCACAAGCAGAAGACAGAGCATATAGATACGGGCAAAAAAATAGTGTCCTCGTTTACTATCCTGTATTTGAGAACACTATTGAGATGATTGTGTATAATATCTTACAAAAGAAAAAGAATATTATTGACCAAGTTATGGGTGACGGCGAATACTCTGAAAGTTTTGCTCAATCACTTCTTAACGAATTGCTCTAATATACTTAGATTCTCTTCCTTAGTTGGTCCCGAATCGTATATCTCGATTAGTTGTCTCCATGCTTCGAGTACAACTGATTCATCAAAGTTTTCTTCTTTTTCAGGTAAATAGAAATTTATTGATTTTTCTAAAATCTCGAATTTTGTTTCACTTTCTGAAACATTCATATCAAATGCAATACCTTGTTTTGAACAGTATTTAAAGAACTCAAAGAATGGTTTTGATTTGAATATTGTACTTATATTTTCTTCCATAATAATATCGTCCGAATTGAATGTGTAAGTGTCTTTCTTTCCGTCAAAACTTTTATTTGTCTTTAACAAATCTTCTTTCATCGGTAGAAAAACTAATGTTTTAGGGTCGGGAACATGAGATATATCGTCTCTTAAATCTATTTGAGCCAATACTAAATAATGAACTCCTTTCTTTTTGTAATCCCTTGTGTTTATTGATGTATAAATGGTGTTACCACTATATATTTTTGAATTCTTTACTTGGAAATTCTTTACTTCACTTGGATTACTTTTTAGTGTTGTATACAAATCAGTCCCCGTAATCATATCGGAAAAATCACCTCTTGTAGATGAATTTCGATACACATTATATCTATTTTTCAGTTTTGTTTTAAACAAATATTCGGTAGATAATTCACCAAAGGTTCCTTGTGCCATTGTGAAATTGGCAATCTCCAAAACATGATGTAAAGGGTCTTCTTTAGTGATTTCATTTAAGTTCTTGAATATCTTGTCTCCAAAGTAATCAATCCAATAAAAATAGTTATCGATTTCAGAACGAATATAATCGGGGTCTTCTGACTTTGGGTCAAACTCAATAAGTTTGATAATTCTCCCATTATCCTCATCGATTCCCCGAGCAATGAATTTATTTGAAATCTGTTGGTTCAAATATTGTATTAGAATATCCTGAGCGGTTGCATGTGTATTGATTTGATTCACCGCAGACCACGTTCCTTTGGATGTTAAAACACCCTCAAGACCACTATCAGGATTAACACCATATTGATTATGTGGGGTGTAGAATTTCTTATAAACCCTATCCCAACCCTCCTTTAATCTTGGTTTTTCTTTACTATGAACTGACTCCCTACCGGTGCATATCTTATAGATTCCCGAGGAATATTTGTTTTTGTTATATTTGAACTTATATTGAGGTTTCACAAAATATTTCTATGATATGCTAATATACGAATATTTATAGATAAAAACAATATGGCATCCACAATAATAACGCAACCGGACAGAGAGAAGTTATATACACAGGTTTTCCATCTTTTGGGAATGCCCGTTAGAGGTATTGAATTAACTGAAGAACAGATGGATACTTTCTTAGAGTTGTCCCTTTCTGAATATGAACAATATGTAAGTGATTGGTTAATTGAATCCCAATGGTCCGCGTTAGCTGGTTTGGATGTTGATACTCAATCATTAACAAGAGCGTTTACCACAAGAAGTTTGGATTATGAAACTCAATACACCCATTCTTATTCAAAAATCGTGGGTCTTCAAACAGGTGGTAATGCCGAATTAAAGAAAGATTATATATCACTTAGTGCTAATACCCAAACATATACAATTCCTGCCGGTAGAGAAATAAATGAACTTTTATGGTTCACAAGAGCGGAATTAACCGACTCAATCGTTGACCCGTTCTTGGGTGGATTCGGTGGTCTTGGTGGTGTTGCATTTGGTGGTGTTGGTGGTTTTGCTCAGGTAGGTTCTTCAGGTTCATACTTTATGTTACCTGCTTATGACCTTCTATTGAGGATGCAAGACAGAAACATTAAAAACAGATTAATCGGCGCAGAATTAACATATCGTGTAACTGCGGGTCCAAATGGTACTAAGATTGTTCATTTGTACAATGTACCGGGTGGTAGATTTGACTTTGGTTCAATCCAAAACAATAGAGAAAAGGTTTGGTATTGGTATTATGATACAATGGCTTTAGATACCTGTTTAGATAAAAACAATGGTATCGTTAAATTACCATCGGATGTAGAAACCGAAGAATTGACATGGGATATGTTAAACAAACCCGCACAGAATTGGGTTAGAAAATACCTTATTGCTTACGCCAAAGAAGGGTTAGCAAGAATATGGGGTAAATTCTCGGGTGATTTACAAGTACCTGATAGTTCAGTAAAACTTGACTACTCATCACTTTTAACCGAAGCAAAAGATGAGAGATTAAAATTGGTAGAGGAACTAATGCAAAGATTGGAAAGACTTCGTCCTGAGAAAGTTCTCGAAAGAAAAGGAAACGAAGCTGAGAATCTTAACAAGGCATTGAAGTACAGACCAATGCAGTCACCATTTAACGTAATTTAACTTTCCACCGCGTGGTAAGCAAAGTCGTTACCATTGGTTTCGATTATCTCATCCTCATTACTCTTTGTACTGGCAACTTGTAGGTTGACAACCTTTCTATTGTGGTCCACCCAATATTGGTCAACTAAATCAATACTATTCTCTACGTACATAAAGAATGGGTCACGTTGTACTCTGTTCCAAAACATAACTTCACTATCTGAGAGAGTCATCACTTCGTCAAACTTATCTTGACCATCTTCTTTCAATGGATAACCACTAATAAGTTCACATTGTGATTTTGTGAAGTATTGTCGGTCCTTCGGGTCCTCAACAAGAATGTCTTCTCTAATCTCAGGTTTGAACGCACATAACAGAGGTTCAATACGTTTATTAAAGTTCGTCAAATAACGAGCAACATTATAATCACCTGTTAAATCAGGATTGTTTTGGATATCCTTTTCAGGAATCATATAACAATTGATTTGTAGATAATCATTTGGCATTGGAACACCGTGTTCTCTCATGTATTCCTCTTGCATCTTCTTCGTCGGTTTAGAAATCTTCTGAACATCACCATCTGATTTCTTAACTCCGTTATTCACGTAATAAATTGTTTCTCCAAGACCTGCGGGATAGTTGTTTTGTAAAACCAACTCCATATGTGCTTGTCGAGACATCAATGAACCCGACTTAGTTGTTTTCTTAATGTGTTTCTTATAATCATCTACAGATTGCTTAACACGTGCTTTGTTGGCAATTTTAGAAAGAGGTATTTCTTTATTGTGAATCTTCTCTACATATTGATAATACAATTCAATAAATGAAAGACCATCACCACTAAGTAAATGTTTCAAACCCTCGTCCAAAAATTCTACAATATACTGTTGTAGTTTTTTAGATTTGATTGTGTTACCAGTTAACTTAATAACCTCTTTACCTTTTTTATTTAATTTGATGATGTAGTTCTTACGAGAAACATTGATACATGACGGTGCAGTGTAATCAATATCCAATCCCATTTCATTTCGCATAAAGATGTCATTGAACTCGGCAGTATCTGCTTCAATACCTTTATATTCTTTACCCTCGTCCACCAACTCATTCAATCCCTTACCGATGTAAGTGTGTTCATTAATTGTATCGGGAGTTTCAAAGTTTACACCGTCCGTGTCCATTACGAGAGGTTTGTAACCTTTTTTCATGAAGAACATAATCATCATACGAAGACATTGACGACCTGTACATGTAATGGTTTCACCCATATTCATATCTCCCCATGGAAATACTTGTGGTGCCGATAATGAACCAAAATATGCGTTGATGAAAATCTTAATTGGTAATTGTTTACGGTCATACATCTCCGCTTGAACGGGGTCAGATGATTTCAATTCACCGGCAAGACGTTTGTACTTAATACGAATGTTACGGAAATACTTTAACATCGATTTTTGTACGTGCATCACATCACAATCAGGGAATACATCATATACCAACTGAATAGATGGATAAAGAGATGCGTAGTCAAACTTAACGATGTTCTTCGCATAACCAACGTTTAACAAACGTGATAATCCACCGGTAATTGCTCGTTTCTCATCTTTTGCGGGGATGGCGAGATTGTTTTCATATGACCATGCCAACATGATAATCTTCCACAATGTCGCAGTACCCATCGTCGCAATTCTCTCGTAGGTTGTGGGTACCAACTTTGATAGTAAGAATGTAGATTGTGAGAATGAATCATCTACAATCATAGTTTCATACAAGTCATCGTCAAGATACTGTTCAACAATCTTTCTACCCGGCCATACCTCAAATTTATTTGGGTATTTTTCAAGTAATCCTTCAGTACCGGGTTCACCAATCTTTTTGTAGTTACCCGTTTTTGGATTTACGTAGTAACTATCATTTTCTAAATAAATCTTCGAGATATATGCCCCATCCACATAAACACGATTAGGTTTTTCCTTCTCCAAATATTTGGTGATGTACTTCAATCCCCAAGATTTGATTTCGGAATTGATTGCTTGTGCTCTACGAACAGAGTGGGCAATATCAATAATATTGAAACCCCATATAACGTGTTGGGTATAGGGTTCAATTTCGTTTGCTAATTTTAATACTCCCTCTTTTTCCTTCATTCCCTGTGTTGTGAATATTTGTGTTAATCCACTAACATCCACACCCAACATCTTTGCTCGTTTTAGAATAAAGGGCCAGTCAAAGAAAGCTGAGTTGTATCCACCAATAATTGTTGGTTTTACTTCTTTTATTAATTCGAAAAATCTCTCAATACATCTTTTCTCACCATCCTCACCAAATGCGGGAATGGTTTCCTGTAAACCACGGTTGTCTTTAACTCCAATCAAGATAATTTCACTCGATTCTGCTTCCAACCCCGTGGTCTCGATATCGAATACAAATCGATGAACTCCCGAATAATCGTCAATACCTTTAAAAAGACGTTTCTTTTTCTGTATCAAGTATTGTTCTACAGGAGATAGTATTGTAAAAAAAGATTTTGTTTTTTCACCCCATGGGTCGACCCCACCTTGTCTGAAGAAGTTTACTAACTCGGTATAACCTTTCATACACTTAACTAAGTGTGTCATACCATTCTGTAAACGTTCATTACCGTGGGTTTCCAATTTCTCAATTAAAATTCCATACTCACCCATCTTCTTCTTTTGAAGGGCTTTGTTGTTTTGGTAAAAGTTTAATCCACTAAGGTCACCAACCCATAGGAATGGTACCAAGGTATCTTGTTTTACAAGTTTACCCTTTTCAGGGTCCTGAATAATTTTGAAAATTTTGTTGGTTCTATAATCGTATTCAACCCCCACTATGTATTGCTCGGGGTCCCAACCATTTAAGAAGTTCTCGATAACTTCTTGAGAAATTACTTCTGACATAATATATTAGTTGACTTATTAGCTTATACCACCGTGGTATAATTTGTCTTACTAACAAATATAGGTAAAAAAAATTGAATTTACAAAACGGGTGGATAATAATTTTCTTTTAGGTCGTGTTCACTAAAATTCCACCTTTTAATTAAACCTAATTGGTACCCATTGAAAAACAACTCTAAATGTTTGTGAAACGCAAACGCAAATGAATCGACTCCCGATTTTACTTGTAGATGTTTTTCTTGTTCCAAACCTCCCAAATAATCGTCAAATATCATTACACCACCATCCTTTAAACAATAAAACGCATTAACGGCATCTTCTAACACATGACATGACATATGACTCCCATCAATGTAAACAAAATCAAGAAATTCCTTTGTTTCCCCTCTATGAGTGAAAGATTTAAACGCATCTCTCGATTCCCCATGAAATAATGTGACATTCTCATAAGGTTCTATATTTGATAAAAGGTATTCAGATTGATTTATATCCATTAGATATAAATGAGAACCCTCTAAACCACAAAGACGTTCTCTTATGTAAACAGAAGATGCTCCATGATAACTACCAATCTCCAAACAGGTATTTGGTTTATCAAAAAGAAATGATAACGATTTATCCCAATTAACAATATGGTCCTTAAACCAAATGCGTTCATTTTCGGGATAATTAAAATGTGATGGATACTCAAACATAATTTAAATCAATAAATTATGATATGAAAAATAAAATGTTTAGTAAATGGTAATAAACAACTTCTCCTTAATGGGTAGAATGAGTTTTGTTGTGGGATTCAAGTTCGTATCAAGGAATTGAACTGTGATTTTACCTTCGTATTTACCGGCATTTGATGTTTGTGATTCAGTAAAACGATGAACAATGTAATATTCATCAGTTGTTTGGTCGTATTTTTTATTACGGGTGGTAATATTACATTCAGAATTCAAAATCTCAGGTTCACCATCTTCGATTCTATACATATCCAAAGTGATGTCACAATTTTCCAATAAATCGTTAAATGATGATTTATCATTCTTACCATCATCAATCAACCTCATTTTTAATATTGGGTCACTAGCACCCTGTCTGATAAAAAATTCCATATCTTATAAATATTATATAGATGCAATTGCTCTAACCGCAGTTCCAAGCCATTCAAGATTATAATCGTTATAAACAGTCCAAGTAATTAGGTCTGTCGATGTTATCAACCATTTACCTGGAGAAATCCCACTATTATCAAAGGCCCCAACATACCACTTATCACCGTTCCAATGAACAGTAAATGCGGTACTAACTAAGATAGAGTTAGCACCTGTAGATGTTGACCAATTAAACCCATCAGTTGAATATGCTACTTTATTTGTACCGGCACCAACCGCAACAAAATAAACACCATTATAATCGATTCCATAAATATTGTTATCAAATATTACATTATCATTTGTCGAACCAGTCCAAGTAATACCATCATAAGAAACCGCAATTTGTTTTCCACCTTGACCACCAACAGCAACAAATCGGTCACCACCATAAACAATCGAATTAGTTACTGAGGATAAAAAACTATTATCTTTAGTTACTGCGGAAAATGTTACACCATTATCGGTGGAAACGTATAAATTGGAGATGGAGTTTCCCCCACCAACAACCCAAGTACCTAAATTATTTCCCGCGACGCAAAATAAACCACTACTTAATGGAATATTGCCGGTAACTCCGGTCCAAGAAATGCCGTCTGTTGACTTAGCGATTTTTCCGGAACCACCACCAATACCTACCGCCATAAAAATACCATTGGAATAGGTTATTCCGGCAACAAGTCCTTCAGTAAATATGGTATTTGCTGATGACGATGATGACCATGAACTACCATTTGTAGAGTAGATAAGTTTATTTAAACTATTTGTGTTACTTCCAACAACGTAAATTAACCCGTTAGTTGACACCGACCTAGCATAAGGACTGGTAATTAATGAATCAGCAGAAGATGAATTTGTAAAATAATTATTTCCACTATTTTGATATAAAACTTGGGAGCCAGTCCCACCAACAATTACCATACTTGGTGGCATTTCAGGAGATGGTGTGGGTGTAATTGTTGGAGTTAAGGTTGGGGTAGGTGTTTGAGTAGAACTCAAAGTTGGTGTTGGTGTGGGTGTTTGTGACGAAGTTAATGTCGGAGTTGGAGTAGGTGTCTCAGTTAAAGTTGGTGTTTGAGTTGTGGTATTGGTTGGCGTTAAAGTTTGGGTAGGAGTATTTGTTGGCGTACTAGATGACGTTGGTGTTGGTGTCGGTAAATTCCCTAAAACTCTCGAATAAACTGATATCATATTTTTTATTCATTTATAATGTAACTTCAAAAGTTGCGGAATAACCTTTACTTCCTACCTCAGGACCTCCACCCGAATAATTAATATTCAATGTGTTACCTGATGTTAATGTTAATGATGTTGGGAACGTATAACTAAAATTCCTACTTCCTCCGGTATGTACCCATGATACCGATGATGTAACGGTATTTGATGAATTCCTCATCTCAAGTAAAAATGTTGTATCTGTTGATGATGTTACATCACCATATGAGCCATTTACACTTGTAATTGTTTTGTTGTTGTAATCTGATGGAATAACAACATACGCATCTCTCATTGAATTATTTACAACAAAATCTGATATTGATATTGAAGCAGGAACTGAGTTTATCGCAATATAATCCGATGATGAGTTTGTGTAACCCGTAATTGTTATTGTTCCACCGGTGTTATTATAAAGTGTTGTTGTTCCATTTGAATGTGTTCCTCCCGTTATTTGAACATCGGAACCATAAAAAATTCTCCATTTTGCATTTTCACGAGTAGTTCCACTCACATTTTCTATGGTAGAACCCGTCCAAGCAGAAATTAATGCTGCTCCCGATGCTTTTTCAACACCACCAACTCTATTTGAAACTGTATATGAGATATCAGTGGAAGTTATACAGTTATCGGTAACCGCATTATCCCATAATGTTTCATAATTGTCAATTTGAAATTGATACGTTGTTTGGTTTTCATGTACATAAACCAACATTCCAAGTTTTCTTCTACCACTTGAGATACCATCAGAATTTAATGTAATTCTATTCGTAATTGTTGATACCGGACTTTTATAAAAAGTAACGGGAATTGTATTTCCACTATTTGATATGTTACCCGTTACCCCAAAGGTTGAAAAATCTAAATCCGATAATCTCCACACTTCTTGATAACCACCAACAAGTGATGTACTAAACGTAGAACCGTAAGTACTTGTTAATCCAACACCACTTGGTGCGGATACCTCAACAGATGATATTGGGTTTTTATAAGTTAATGCCATTTTATGATAATGTTGAACCTCTAAAGTAATTATTTGTTGAATCTAATACTCCTGCACTACCAACTGAGAATCCGGTGACATTAGTGAAGACCCTATAAGTACCATTCCAATAATTTGGACCACTATATACCACATCGATAACTCTTAATCCACTATCAGTATTTGTGTTTACCAACGATGTTGGTTGATTATTGAAATTCACACCAATTTGAGTATAAACCTGTGTTGAATTATTTAATAAACTATGTGGAACAAATATTGAATAATATGCATTTCCACGAACACTGTTTGCTGGTATTTCAACTGTTTCAAATTTATATGATTCTTTTGCATTACCATATAAATCAGTTCCTCCCGAAGATTGTGGTACATTAGATTCTATAACACCATTTGTGTTATTTGTGGTTCCCGTAACGTGACCCATCCAATCCATGTAATATTCCAAATCGTTTGCGTTTATATCGACCAATCCTGAAGTTTGGAATCCAAACCAAGTTGCTCCGGTATTTGCCACCATGTAACTTCCGATATCTGTTGAGATGGAACCCGTAAATTGAGCATCATCCCCACTTTCAATAAACACAAGAGCCATAGGTGTACTACCTGACGGTGTTGTTGATGTTGGTGTACTTGTGTTTGTTAACGTAGGTGTTGGACTATTAGTTGGAGTACTTGTCAACGTTTGAGTTGGTGTATTTGTACTTGTTGGTGTACTTGTTAAAGTTTGAGTCGGAGTGCTTGTTAAAGTTTGAGTTGGGGTTGGTGTTGGTGAATCATAAACAACCAATTCCACAACGTTACCATTACCATAATTCCAAGTGTACGTTCCTGAGGTAACACCTAATGTCGATAAAGAGGTATTTGTTAATGTAACATTACCACTTAGTTGTTCACCTGAGTAACCTATAGGTACAAAAATGTTTCTTTGATTAGGTCCAAATCCAAATCTGTCACCTGTGTTATCAAAACTATCTGCAAAATCAAAATCTACACCTGAACCAATAGATGTTGGTCCTGTCATAAGTAAGTCACGATATTGTTGACCATTCCCATTTAAAGAAGGTCCAATCGCTAAAACGGACGGTGTTCCACTTGCTCTAACACCGGGGAAAACCCCTGTTGATGCCGATATTAACGTAAATGATGTTAAGTTAACTGTACCCTCACCCGTTAACACAACATCACTACCCACTTCTTGCATTGTAAAATACAAAGATGCGGTTGTTATTGTCTGTGTTGGGGTATTTGTTGGTGTATTTGTTGAAGTGCTCGTTAATGTTAATGTTGGAGTACTTGTTAAAGTTTGAGTTGGTGTACTTGTTAAAGTTTGAGTTGGTGTACTTGTTAAAGTTTGAGTTGGTGTACTTGTCAACGTTTGTGTTGGGGTACTGGTTGTTGTGCTTGTTAAAGTAGGAGTTGGCGTCGGGGTACTCGTTAAAGTTGGTGTAGGTGCTGCAGTGCTCGTACTTGTTAATGTTGGTGTTGGAGTTGGTGTAGGACAATCATCAACAGAAGCAATGATACCATTAACAACATATAATAAATTAAATGTATCTAATTTTATATAATAACCGTTTGTTCCCACATAATATGTGGTTAAGGTTGCATCATTATGAAGTTTATCACCAACCTCAGGTACATAATTTGAAAAATATGCATTGGTACCTGCAGTAGAATAACATGTTGTCAATTGTAAACATGACAACGAGTTACATGCCAATGTTTGGTTATTTACAAAGCTACCTTGTGTGTTTGTTGAAAAACTTAAATTGGCAAAATATGCTTGACCTCCCGAAGAACTACTGGTATTTGTCAATGTGGGTGTTGGAGTACTCGTTAATGTCGATGTTGGAGTACTTGTTGGTGTAGATGTCTCGGTTAACGTAGGTGTGCTTGTTAACGTTGGAGTTGGGGTACTTGTTAAAGTAATCTCAATTGTTGCTGTTGGTGTAGATGTCTCGGTTAACGTAGGTGTGCTTGTTAACGTTGGAGTTGGGGTACTTGTTAAAGTAATCTCAATTGTTGCTGTTGGTGTAGGTGTGGAGGTTGTTTCCACAACTTCAATTTCATACATATAATCGTATAGTGGGACATAAATCTCATATGTACCATAAACATAATCAGCAATATAGTTAAACGGTATTGTTTTTGAACCAATACTTACCGTACCCCCTGTTAAAGGTAGAAACGTTACCGTGGCCGTTTTCCCACTTAAATTATCACTTGTTATTCTTACTCCAGATGGCATTTTTTTTTAAATTTTTTCTTTATAAAAGTTCATATTCCAAATCATTCTCGGGTATTAATAAATATTCCAAATCATTCTCGGGTATTAATAAATATTCCAAATCATTTATTAATGGTGTTAATTTTCCTGTAACAGTATCAATACAATTAGAAACACATTCTATAATGTTATAGTTTGGTTTTATTGTTGATTTATAGTGGTGTTTAACATGAACAAAATCGAGAGGTTCATCAAAATATTTGATTCTCTTAATGTTAAAACACGTCACTCCGTGGTTATGTATACCACCAGAACCAATTGTACCCCTACCCCAAGATTGAATGAATGGTTGAGTCCCTCTTGTTGAAGGGACAACCTCCTCAAAATCTTCAATCTTATATACAGGTCGACCGTTTAAATATATTTTTAATGTACCTAATCTTCTATTTCTTTCATCCGCCCACTTTTTCCATAATTCCTCGTCGGTAGTATAAATTGATGTTTGGGTTGAAGTGATTGAACTTCCAGATTCGGGCGTATATGGAATCGGTTTTATTCCTCTAACCATATCGTTCCAACCACCATCGTTTTCAACATTACAATCGGTTAACCTTCTATATCTGTCAAATGTGATTGTGATTTCAAAATCCTCGGAAGTACCATTAACACATAATGGAGGGGTTTGTCCCGATACCGTGTAATATCCTTCAGTGTACCCTGAATCACCACAATAACCACTGTAATGGACCGCTTTCCAAACTATTCTTCTATCGGAAGTAAAAGAGAATGATAAATTGTTGTCGGCATATTCAGATATTGTTGTTGTACCTCTGGTCCCCCAATAGTAAAATGTCCCACCGCCAAACCATGGTAAATCTTCCCTATTGAACACAATATCTATCGTCCAACCCTTTTCAGGTCTTCTATCTACAAAAAATTCACAATTATCACTTCCACCGCCGTGGTTAATTTGATATGCCCACGGTTTTGCGTTTTTTATTGGGTCAGTATCACAACATAAATTAGGGTCAGATAATAATAATTCACAATCGGTAATGTCACCGGTAAATCCCGTAACATTTAACGAAAATAAGTTTGATAACGGTTGGTTGTAAGTTGAGATTTTAAAATAGTGGGTTAAACCCGAATTATCAACAAAATCATAAACATCGTTATCTAATATTGTGTCAACATTATTAAGTTGTGCTGTAAAGCTAGAATAAGTCAGGCTCCATGTATATCCTGAATAAGGATAACTCGGGTCATTTGGACGGTTGTCAATTTCAGTTAGGTAAATCGTACTCTTTGCGCACGATGCGTTCATCAACCCCGTAGTATTGATTTTTAGTGAGGAATACGATATAGGTGTGTTAAAATCTAAAACTTCTACGTTATAGTCAGTTTCAGTCTTCCCTACCTCGTAATCATAAAATTCTGACGTATCGAGCTTTATGTCGAGTTTCGTCCCCCAAAATTTGAGTATGTTCTGACTATTCATATTATTATAAATATCTTTCCTTTCTTTTGATATTTATATAGAAACTACAGTTAAATGGATAAATATGTAAAAAATATTATCGAAGAGACATTCTCCTCCAAAAAACAACAAAGATTCTTCTATGCAAAGGCATCAGATAAGTCTTTGTCAAAAAAAGAAAGGAATAAATGGTCTAAATGGGCAAAGGAATATTCTTCAGATACTGATTTTGAAAAAATTCCAGAAAAGGCGGAATCCGAAATTGAAGAGGTGGTTGACGAAAAAGGTAATGTTTCAAGAAAAAAAGTTCCCGTAAGTAAGGATAGTAAAGGTATTACTAAGAAAACAACTGACCAGATTGTTAAAACTGGTGCGGGTGCTATGGGTATTCATGGTGTACACGGTACACATACTTCCCTAAGATATTGGGCGGAAGCAGATATGAGTAAAGCACTCGGATACGACAGTACTTTAGGTCAAGATGCTGATATGGAAGATGCGGAAAAATATTTTGAAAAAGAATTAGGAATGGGAGACAGAGAAGCTGAAGAAAGACTCTCATCTTACGGTTATGATGAAAATCTTGAGGGTGATAAAGTAAGATTGATAGAAAACCCTAAAAAATACATTCAAGATTATGTTGAAAGTGTTCTTTCTAAAAAATCACAATCGGATGATTTGGTAAAAAAAGACCAAACAGAAGATATTGAAAAGAACCTCAATCCAATCATCAAAAAACAATTATCCGCACTTAAAAATACATTAGTAAAGAATAATCTTTCAGTAAAAGACATTCTTAAACTTTTAGATAAAGACGATGAATAAAGATTTAAAAGGTAGAGTATTCGATGTTCCACAGGACATTCTTGATAAGATAAACCACACAATTACGGGTTTAAATGGTCAAAATGTGCGTGGTATTCAAAGAGCAAAAAAACTTCTACAAGATAAATCTGTAAAATACGGTCAACTAAAGAGAATCATTCATGACATCCAAAATATGGATAAGGTGAACGAAAGAACCAAATTTGACCTTTGTGGTGGTGAACTTATGGAAAAATGGGCAATGACTCATTTACAGGGTGAACGTGATTTAATTAAAGGAAATAAACAATCAAGAAAAAATGCAGATGAGATGTCAGGTTTGACGGGTGAAAGAAAAAACAGTCACTTAAAATCTCACAGTAAAAGATTTAGTTTTAAAATCCCAACCAATTTGGTCAAAAGTAATTCACATAAAACAAGTATATCACCGATTACTTCTTTAGGGTTATTTGAAGAAGTTGAAAAAATAAAGAAATTAATATCATACTAATATGCCAACTCAATTAGAAATAATAGCGGAGCAACAAAGACAACAACATTTGGCAAGAAACGAATACAACTACGGTGATTTGTATAGTTCAAATAATACAGGAGCATTATCCGACGGAGATGAAAGAGGTAAAGGAGAATTAAATGGTAATGTTGGTTCTAAAACAGATATTGTAGAGAGAAAATCATTGGTGGCTAAAAATATCTATAACCCAAACTTTATCTACGATTCTAATAACCCCAACGCGTTATCTAACGGTGACGAAAAAGGTAAAGGTGAAAATGCATCATCAATTGGTAGTGTTACGGATATTAACGAAAGAAAATCACTTTTATCAAAAAATATCTACAATGAAAATTTTGGTTATGGTGTAGTTAACCCAAATGCGGTATCTGACGGTGACGAAAAAGGTAAAGGTGAAAGTAATTCAGGAACTATTGGTTCCGTTACCGACATCAATGAAAGAAACGCATCATATGCAAGAAACATATATGGACCATCTTTAGGTTATGACTCAAATCACCCCAACGCATTATCTAATGGTGATGAAAAAGGTAAGGGTGAAAACGGAACATCGATAGGTGGTTTAACCGATATCAATGAGAGAACTTCATTATTGGCAAAAAACATATATAACACGGGTTTTGAGTATGATTCCAATAACCCAAATGCATTATCTAATGGTGATGAAAAGGGTAAGGGTGAAGATTCGGGTAATATTGGAGGTTTAACCGACATCAAGACAAGAATTACCTTATTGGCAAAGAATACTTATAATGGTGGTTTTGAATATTCATCAGTAAACCCTAACGCCATTTCTGATGGTGATGAAAAAGGTCGTGGTGAAAATGCCGGCGGTAGTGTTGGTACGAAAACCGACATTAATGAAAGAGTTGTATTAAAGGCGAAAAACAAATACGGCGATACTAAACAATATCCCGATTTTTAATGATAAATTTTGAAAAAATATTATCTAAATTAATAACTGAAGCACCCGTTGGTAGTAAAAGGGAAAGATTGTTACGTGCAATAAAAAGTCGTAACCCTGTTTCATTTTATTATAATGGACCAAGAGAAGAAGTATTGGCAGGAAGAAGAATTAAGTCCGAGTTAGTTGCTATGGGTGTTACCAAAAAGGGTAATCTTGTGGTAAGAGGTTGGGTACAACCACCTTCAGTATCTAAAAAAGGATTTGGTGACCATGGATGGAGATTATTCATCTTAGATAGAATGTCAGGTATTCAGATTTATGAGGACGAAACGTTTGATGCAAAAAGACCGGGTTTAAATCAAGATGGTGACAAGAGTTTAGATGTTGTTTATGCAACAAGTGATTGGGGGGTTATTCAAAAACCTGAAAAACCAAAACCACAACCAACTCCAACAAGAGAACCAGAACCACAACCAACTCAACCAAAAGTGGAACCTGAATTACCTCAACCTAAACCTGAGGATAAACCTTCAGCAACACCACAACCCGAAGTTAATTTTGCGACACAAGTTTATGACGAACTTAAAACTAAGGTTCAGGACGTTGATGGTCAAAAACAACTTTCACCAAATGATTTCTCAGTTGCATTGGATTCTTTACGTAAAAGAAAGATTTCTGATTGGTCAAACAGACAAAGAGAGATTGGTAAAAACACAACTCCCGGTGAAGGTACACGTAGAAGGATTGAAAAAGATGCTGAGATTGAGTTGTATAATGAATTAAAGAAAGATAATGTGGTGGTTACACAAACCCCGCTTCAAGAATCGATAAGTAGAATTAAAACTTTAATATTCTTCTAAAAATATTTATATTTTAAAAAACTATTAAAATGTCAGGAAAAGGAGTAATATCAGAAAATGGATTAATGCAAAGATTGGTCCAAGCAAAAAAAGTAATGAATAAGGTTGATGGTGGTAATTATGAAAGGGGTCATGTGAATGAAACAGTTCTTAGGTCAAATCCTGAAGAATTAAATGTTTCTGAGGTTAATGCACCAACACAAAAACCCGCAAACTATACACCAAATAAAGTTATGGAATCAAAACTACCTGATGCAATTAAAAGAGCAATGATTGAAAATCCGATACCACAAATTAGTTTAAGTGATTCTCTTGACATGGATTTTGTTAAGAATACCAAAAAATTAATGGAAGCTGAGGGCGTTGCCACAAAATCAAAACAAACCTCATCCCCAAGGTCAATTCCACAATCGTCCAATATTGACATGAATGAGATTGCGATTATCATCGAGAATACCGTTAGAAAGGTTTTAGATGAAAAATTAAATCAAATCTTAACTGCTCAACAAACATTATCAATTAATGAAAACTTGGTCCTTAAAGTAGGTGACTCCGTGTTTAAAGGTAAAATTACCGGAGTAAATAAATCCAAGTAACGTTTGTTTTTTTCAATTTTTTTTCTTATTATTTAGACATACAAGTATTATTTGATGTCGAAAATTAGAATATTAGCAATTCCACCCGACCAGTTCGGAGTGGGTAAATACAGAATCTTGGACCCGTTCAAATACATCGGGGATAACTATACAGACGAATTCCATGTCGATATCGTAATGAATGCAGACGATAATGACGAGTTTTTCAAAAACTACGATATTGTTGTCTTTCATAGTTTTATTCACCAAGCATCTCACGAAAAGAATCTCGAAAGAATTGGGAAATTGAAATCACAAGGAATCAAAGTTGTGATGGATATTGATGATTTTTGGTCCGTTGACCACAGACACCCAATGTATCATCAAATCAAATTGAATGAAATCCCAAGAAAGAAGGTTGAACTGATGAGAGCGTCCGATTGGGTAACGTGTACTACTGAGGTTTTTGAGAAATCAATAAAAACTAAGTTAGGTATTAAAAACGTTATCGTATTCCCAAACGCCGTTGACCCCAACGAACCACAATTTCAATCAAATCCAACAGAATCAGATAAAATAAGATTTGGATGGTTAGGTGGTTCTACACACTTTCATGATTTGGAACTGATGTCATCAGGAATCTCCTCAACTTTAAACCAAACTAAAAATACTCAATTTGTATTATGTGGTTTTGATTTGAGAGGTAATGTTACCGAGGTAAACCCTCAAACAGGTCAACAAAGAGTTCGACCAATCCAACCAATGGAAACTGTTTGGTATAGATACGAAAAGTTGTTTACCGACAATTACAAATACGTTGACGAGGATTACAAAAAATATCTATTAACATTTACGGAAACCGAATACGATATAACCAATAAAAGATATCGTAGAGTTTGGACACAACCCGTTGGAAAATATGCATCAAATTACAACTTATTTGATGTCTCTTTAGCACCGTTAGTTCCAAGTGAATTCAACGCAAACAAATCACAATTAAAAGCAATTGAAGCCGGATTCCATAAGAAGGCATTAATTGCGAGTGAAACATTACCATATACACTTGATTTAGTTAGTGCGGTCGAATTCGGCGGTGGAATCAATAGTAAGGGTAACTCATTATTAGTTTCTCCAAGTAAAAACCATAAACAATGGACACAACACATGAAGAGATTAATAGACAATCCAAACATGATTGAAGATTTGGGTAATAAACTTTATGAAACCGTAAAGGACAAATACTCTCTTCCGAATGTTTGTAATAACAGAACACAATTTTTCAAATCAATAATTTAAAACCCAAAAAACCATGCATTATTTAGTAACAGTAGGTTACGAGTTGGAGCAACTCGACCGCAACGGAAAC